ACCATTGGCATATCTTCGAACAAAGCCCTAATTTGCATAATTGCATCTTTTGCGTTCATCATTCTTTTTGTTTAAATATTAATAAAAGATTTTGTTTATCATTTAACTCGTTGCAATATTTCCTTTATTGCATTCATAAGTTCTTGTTCTTTAGTTGGCTTTGTCTTGTAGGTAAATAACCCTTCTACACTAAAGCCTTTAAATTTGCCCTCTTTAACATCGTTCCAAACGCCTTCGTTGTCTACTTTGAAAGAACCAAACCACGAGCCGTCAGGTGCATCTTCAAATCCTTTCATTGGTAAGATACCACGACTTGCATCGGTAATAAAGCTTTCAAACATAGTAACGCCTTCTACTTGTTGGTCAGGCGAGTGCATTAAGTTTACGTTTGATTGGTAGCCTCTTTTGAAAAACTTTTGCGCAATTTTAAAAATAGTATCTTTAGAGAACACCACATAATAATCGCCGTAAGTAGCATCGCTGCGAAAAATAGGTACGTCAGCAAGCATAAGAGGTCCAGAAATAATGCGCTTATCTTCGCTAACCACTTCAAAGCGTTGTTGGTTTTTAAAGGCATTCCAATTCTTTTGTATTGCGGGTCTGTCTACGAGTGCCACATAATCCACCTCGGCATCGTCATTCATATCCTCGCTAATGTCTAATAAATAAACAGGTAAGTCCATAATCTTAAATATTAAGTGTTTTAAATTGTTATCATTTAACCAAACCTTGCTCTTTGCTGAATAGCTGCAATCCTTTGTTGGTTACTTGTTACATCGTTCTCTACAACGTATGCCCTAACGGCTTGGTTGCCTATTGCATTAATTGTTTGGCTACTTAATGTTGTTGTTTGTGGTTGTGGGGGTGCTATTGGTGCTGCTGCTGAAACACTTGGTGCAGAACTACCACCTGTTGCAATACTACCAGCAGAACCACCACCTTTAAACTTAGCTATTGTTGTAGCTGCAATACTTGCAATACCAATACCTGCTCTAATTTTAGCAGCCGTACTTTGTGCAATAGTTAAAGGTATACCTGCTGCACCAAATTTAGAGTTCGCCAAAGCGATACTTGATATTTCAGCTTGAGTATTTACTACAATTTTAGCAATAGCTAGAGCCTTATCTGCTATAAATAGAATGTTTGCTAATTTTTCATTTTCTCCTGCAAGGCTTGACAATAGATTAATACCTGCTGATGCTGCATCGAATTTTGCATTTTGTAATTCTATGTCTGCTTTTAATTCAGCATCTCTAAGTTCTTGCTTTAATTTTTGGTCCTCATTATACTTTTGTATTGTATAATTGGTAGTTTTAGATAAATACTCTTTTTGTGCATCAAATTTCTTATTATCTTCTTCTTCTTTTTTCTTTTTTTCTTCTGCGTCTAATTTAGCAATTTCTTTTTGAGTTAAAATCTTTGCGTTATTTGCAATACTTCTTCTTTTATCGTATTCTGCTAATGTTTCTTCTGTAAGCTTTTTTTCGTCAGCTATTCTTTTTTCAATTTTTGCAGCTTCCTCTTCAGCTAATTTATCAGAAATACCCTTAGCAGTTTCGGCAGCTTGTTTTGCATTGTCTGCTCTTCTCTTTTGTTCTTGAGCATCTAATACTTGTCTTTCAACTCCTAATTCTCTAAATCTTTTTTGTTCTTCTTCTGTTAGCTTACCTGTAGTTGCTAATCTACTTCTTAAGGCATTAAGTTCATTTTCTCCTTGCTTTTTAGTAAGTTCATATATCTCTTTTTCTTTTCCACCTTGAGCAGTAAGTATTTTAATTCTTGATTCAAGACCTTCATTAGTTCTTTTAGTTGTTTTTTCTAAAGATGCTAAAGCACGTTCAGCTTGTGATGTAATACCTACAAAGTCAGTAACTTTTTGAACTATGCTTGTAAAAATTTTACCAACTTGATTAAGACCTGGAATAAACTCAAGAACGGCTTTTTTAATTTTATCAAAGTTAGCAGCTACCAAACCTAAGCTTACAATAAGCAACCCTATGCCTGTTGAACCAATCGCACCTTTAACTGCTTGGAATGCCTTTACTGCCGTGTTTCTAAACTCTCCAAAAGTAGAACTAATAGCATCTTTAAACTCAGCTAAGTTTTGTACTGCATCACCAATAGCTAAAGCAGATTGTATTTTTGCTAATTGCTTAATAGTATCCTCTCCTGCAAGACCAGTAAGTTCTAAAGCACCTTGAACACCACCATAAGCGGCAGATAGAGCAGTAATTGTTTTAGCTGCATTATCAATACGTCTATTATTCTCTTCTTGCTTTTGATTTGTTAGGTCTTGAAGTTGCAACAATCTTTTTTGAGCAGCTTCTACTTCTTTACTATTTTCTCCGTATTGCTGACCTAATTCTTGTACGGCTTGGGTAGTTTGGTCTATCTCCGACCTTAGTTCTTTTATTGATTTTGTAGCGTCATTCGATTCGACTGTTACGCTAAAACCTACGTTAGTTGTTGCCATTAATATCTTGTTTCTATTACTTTAAGGAATGATAGTTTAGTGGTGTTGTATTCCATAGGATTGTAATTCTCCACCTTGTTAAGCCTAAATAAAACCCCGTCTATAAATACATACTTACTAAAATCTAAATTGAAAATATCTATTATATCTAATAAACCATAGCACGTTAATAGCTTACTATCCTTGCTTGTTATCTCCGCAATATAAGGACTATGAAACGCATTAAATACGTTTGTAGTTGGATAAGTATTAGGGTTAAATTGTAGTTCTTTAGGTGCGCCAAAGTTTATATCGTTAGTAGGGTTAATAGGGTCGTCTAAATGCCCTGCATAACCATACGAAGTATAAGAACCTAAGTTATGATTTACATTCTTAATATGCCAAGTGCTTACGCCTGTTATTTTCTTTGTTTGCATTATACGAATGATGCTATCCATTTTATCCTCTGCGTTATTACTATTTGACTTTTTATAGATAGCAGGAAATACTTTATCTTCTCCTGTTGCTTGATAAAGTACAGATGCAGAAAATATAACCTCTAGGGTATCGGTTTCTTTCACAAAGTCAAACTCGGTATCGTAAATAAAATCTCCATAACCTTCGGTGTACTTTTTGCGATAGTTTTCCCCGTAGAAGTCATTATCTTGTTTAAACTTGTAGTTATAGTAACGAGCATTAATCTCACTCATTGGCTTAATGCTCAAAGGCTTTGACCTATCTATTTTGTTTGTCCAATCTTCTGCATTAGCAGAAACATTAGGATAGAAGTCCACAAACGGACTAATAACCAGTTCCTTGTCGTTAAACTTATTCTCATAAACGTAGAGGTTAAACATCTTAACAATGCTCAAAAAGAAATCTCTTTGGAATATACCTTTAGGGATTGTTTCACTTACCTTAATTGTTTCTCCTAAATTAATCTGTACTTGTGTAGGAGTGCTTGTAGTAAGTTTAAGCTCTCCCATAATAATATTTATGATAATGCCGTTACCTAATATCTCTACCTGCATTGTATCATTAGTAGAAAAAGTAGCACCATTAATTGTAAAATTACAATCCATAAAGTCGTTAATACTTGCATCGAAATCTTGTCTACCTATTATATTTCCGTTCTTTTTAAGTAATACAGAATAGTTTGGCAAACTTGGATTGAAAAAAGTAATATCTCCACGAAGCGTTAATTCTAAATTAGTTGTAATTGTAGGCGTACCTGTATAAGTAAATATTTGCCCTAAACTATCAAGCGTAAAGCTACCTTGAGTAATAAATGTAAACTCAGCATAAGGACTTAGGTTCGTGTTAATAAGTATTATTTTAGCGGCTGCATTTAAGCTTGTATTGTTTAAAGCAGTAATAGAAGTTTGGTTATGCGGTATGATTAACCTATTAAATAAAGCACTATTAAAGAACGGGCAGTTAAAGGTATAATCAGTTCCAGCAAATATCTTTTGCATATATTCTTTAACATATAAAGCAGGTCTAAAAGTTGTGTATTGAAAGTCCTTTTTAGCTACTCCGTGACCACCCGCGCCACCTGAACCATTGCCCGTACTAACATCTCCGTAATCAATAAGTGGATAGTAATAACCAGAACCTCCTGCGTTATCCCAACTTGAACTAATATTAGCTACGCTATAAGTATGGTTGTAAGCACTAAAATCTAAATCTTCCAAACGTTTATTTCCTAACTGATTAATAAAACCACCAAGCTCCCCAACAACACAACACTGGTACTCGATTGTTTCTTTGTCTATTACTATTTCCAAAATTCGTAAAGTGCCTTTAAATATCTGCACTTTTTCAATAAAGATTTTGCAGTTAGCTTGTTTAGTTACGTTGTAATTATACCCTACGTTTGGCAGGTCATTATCGGTAAAGTTTGCGTTGTTAAGTTCAAAGATGTAACCAAAGATTGCATTGTTAAGTCCTGTTCCTGGTATGCTAATTGTTTTGCTAAAGGAAGTATTGCGACTGCCAAATTCACTTACATCGTCAATAGCATAAGTGAACTCGGTAGATATATCTTCCAATAGATCAATCCTTCTATCCTCTATATAAATTTCTGTACTTATCATTATCTGAATTGGCTTGTTAAGTATCTTCCTACTTCTATTTCAATCTCAAAGTTGAATAGTTTGTCTGCACTTTCTAACTTGTAATCGTAATTTGTTGCACTTATGGTAACAGGGAAATAAGCACCAAGTACTTCCATATAAACAATAGGAGACGATACAAGCTGAGCCAACCAAGAATAATCTTGTTCAGTAACCCAATCGCTAGTAAGCTTATATTTATCCTTATGCTGAATAGCATAGTTGAAAGTTGTTTCGTTAAATTTGTTATATCCATCTGAGTTTTTCATTTGACCACCTACAAGCTGCCAATCATTGCGCCTGTATGATGTCCTTTCGAATTCGCTTGACCTTTTATTAACTAAAGTAAAGCTCTTTGTTTCCCAACCGCCTAATCTATTTAGGAACTGCAAGTTATATTGTTGGAACTTAGGATAGCACTTTTGCCTTAGCTTGATAACCCTTGATTGAGTAGTGCCACGCTTTAAGTAAAAGTTATAGCCGTAAGTGTTTGCGTTAATAATAGTTGAACCTGCAAAAGTATTTATGTGCGATGCCTCTAAGTTAAACAAGTTAAACTGACCGCTTAATGTAATGTTGCCCGATACAGTGCTTGTTACTGCTTCACTTTCGTTTACTACTTCTACCCAAGCCGAGTAAGTGCCTGAAGTTATCTTTAAAAACGATGCGTAAAAATTATTTCCGTATTCAATAGCTATGTTACTTAAATCTCTTTCGGTTAAAAAGTTGTCCTTAAAGTTTTCTAATTGTAAACTGCTATAATAAGTTGCTAAATCTAAATAGGTTTGGCTCTCCATAAAGAACACATCGGCAAACAATGGTGGCACAAAGTTATATGCCGAATAACTACCAGATGCTAAGTTAGTAGTTGTAACACCGCTTACCTCTTCGCCTACTCTTATTTGGTAATCTACTTTGATCTTATCGTTTGAAGCCACAAGTATTGAGTTGCCAGAAGGCTCAAAGTAGTTAGTTACGAAACTTCTTACCATTGGAGATGCGTTGAACACTCCATAGCTACCCTCTGCACTTGGAGCAGGGAAAACTTTTGATCTAATTACTTGGCTTCCGTTTATGTATACATCATAAACAAACTTAAAGTTTGTAGTTCCGCTATTAGTAGAACTTGATACAAACCATAGGTTTTCGTGCATAGACGAATATGGTGCAGGGCTACTTGTTATTGTTATTGCCATTTGCTATTCTAATTATTTTTAATTCAAAGTCGCTTCCTAAAGCGGTTGAAACATCGTTTCTAAATTTCTCGTTTTCAAATACTTGTGTAACTGCGTTTGTAAAGTAATTGGTAGTTCTTAAACCTTTTCGGTGTATGCTTCTTGCTATTAAGAACGCAAGGCTTTTACTATCTGTCAAAGCTTTTTGTTCCGTACCAAGTTTTGTATACTTTTTAACTGCTACCGATTTTAAGCTATTCTGTTCAATCCAAAGTTTAATATTGTCAATAGGTACTGACTTCTTATTTTTTTTGAATTTAAAACGAGTGTTAGGGTTAGCTTTTTTGTTATCAGTACCTAAAACCCCTTCATCTACAAATTCAAAATATTTAACTTGTTCACTATTTATTTTGTAACCTACTTCTAAAGTATATCTTGTACCAAACTTAACCACAACAGGTATTGCAGGTTGCGCTAAAGCACCAGAAGATATTGAGTTACTTTCCCTTAAATTAGCTACAATAGCATCATTAAAAGCTTGACCATACAAAGCAAGTGTCTCTTCTAATATAGGCAAACCTATTTCATCGCCAACTGCTAATGGCTTTAAACCAAGCTTTTGTATAAACTGGTCTCTTAATGCTTGTTGTTGTGCTGAACTAATACTCACGCTAATAAATATAAGGAAGGTCTAAAAATAACTAACCCCACCAAAATTGGCAGGGTCGGTCTTATTTAAGTTTCCTATGTTGCTCCTTGTCGTAATCGGCTTTAGCCTTTAGATAGGATAGGGTATTTAAGAATTGTATTGTGCTTAGTTCATAGCTTTCATCAACTGTGATATTTTCGTGGTCGGCAACAGATTTGGCGCAATACTGCCATCCAAAATCTCGCATAAAGTTTGAACCCCCTTTAGTGCCAACTCCGAAGTCATCCCCTGATTCATCATTTCCTTTACCAAATAAGCCTTGGAAACTTCTATCCAATTTCTGTATACTTGATAAAAAAAAACAATGGATTGGTAAACGTGCATAAATTTAGCTGCTTGTAAGTCCTCGGCATACTCGCTATGCTTGGCAGCATCGTACTTGTCATCAACCCATTTTCCGTACCAAGTTTTGCGCTGAGGAATAACCATAGAGGCTGCTAACTTGTGCAGGTTACCAACTAAGTCCGTGCTAAATACTTTTGTTTCAATGTATCTGGCTGCTTTGATTTGCTGCACATCATAGATAAACCTATAACGTTTTCCGTTTACTTCGGTGTACTTAACAGGCTTACCTTCAATCTTATCGTCTAAAAAGGCTAAGGTTACCTTTAATTTATTAAACTCCCCTACGCTTAAGCTATCTACTTGCGTGTCGGTAAGGTTATGTAAAATACCTACTAACTTACTTTCAACGTCTAAGGTAGTCCAATCCTTTTCAGGCTTAGTAACTATTGGATAGATTTGTTGGTACTGCCAAACTGTGATTTCGTTCCAAGTCATTTTCTTAGTTTTAACATTATCTCATAAGCAAGATGCCCACCTATGTAGCATAACGCTGCCAAAGGTAAGCAAATTGCAAAGAAGTACAATATTTTTATTACTTTAATGATACGGCTACACTTGTTGTGCTACTCTTAGCGGGTGGGTAAATTTTTGTAACCTCGCCAGTAACTCCGTTAATAATATCAAGACCTTGATGCGGAACTTTTTTAAGGAACTCTTCCATATCCTTTTTTGCTTTAGCCGAACTATTGTACTCTGTCATAATCTCTTCGTATGCAGGACTTTCGCATTTGGTATAATCGTACTTAACGCCTACTTCTCTAATGTTAAACTTAGCACTCATATACTCAAAGTCCTTGCCATTAAGTACGGCTGCTTGTAATACGGCATCTTTGTAGTCCTTGTTCGCCTTTAGTGTTTCGAGCATATCCTCTAAGGCTTTAACCTGAAGATGTGTTTTTAACGGGTCAAGTTCCCCTGCGTTTAATCGTTCAATTAATTGGTAGGTAAACTCAGTCCTTTGTTCTTTTGTTGTTTCGAATATTTGTTGTAGTTCCATAGGTTATTTGTTTTTAGAATTATGTTTCTAATTTGATTGAATAATTGTTTTCAAATAGCTTTTTTTGAAAGAATTAGAATTATATTTCTAATTTCATATTGTTTCAGGTTTATAATTCTCAATGTCAAAAAAGCCAATTTTTGAATTATGTTCTGGACTTCTTAACCTACGCTTAGAAGGTTCGTAACCCTTCTCGTTGCAGTAGGTTAGTATCTCCAAATAAGTCGCATCAATGTTAGTCATCATTATGCTAATTGGCTCACTTGCGTAATACTTGTCGATGTAATCTTTTGTGCTTTGGGTCATAGTTTTTAATTGTGTAGTCAAATAATGCTGCCATTACAAAACCTGTTGCAATTAGCAGAAGGCAAATAGCGTAAATCATTTTGAGTAGATGTCTTGTAATTGCCCAATAAGGTAACAAGCTACTAAAAATACTGCTAATAATTGTGCGGTTTCTTTTTTCATTGTGTTTAGTTTTGTGTGTTAAAGTGTGCGTTGAATAGTCGCACCCCTATTTTATTTTAAGCGTACCAACTTGAGTATACACCAGAATTTTCATTGTGATACTCAACAAAACATCCGTGGTCTGCTTTAATGTAATATTGTATATTGCCGTTGTAATTTACTAAAATATTTACTTTTTTCAAAATTGCAGTTCCAATAAAATCATTTTTAATTGGTTTAACGTTTGATGACATAAAACCCTCAGTTCCTTCTACATAGCATTTTCCTATTCTATTAATCATAATTGACTTAGCTTTAACTTGTACTATTTGATAAAAATCTATGTTAGTTTGGTCATATCCCCAACTATTGTAAATTATATCGCCTACCTTGTAATTATGCTGCATATTTTTTTGAGCCTCTTTTTTCTTAGCTTTCCTTTCGTTTTCAGCATTTACGTTAATTTCTACTTTATTAATCCATTCAGTACAGAACTCAATCATTCTGTCAATGCTTCTAAATCTGTAGTTAAATAATGGGTTAGGTATTTTAGCTCTGCTAACTTTTCTTACGCAAGTGCCTATAATCATAGGCTCATTTTTTAAGGTTAATGTGTAACCTAAATTTTCGTACTTTTCAATTAGATTTGTCATTGTGTTTTGTTTTTGTGGTTAATTGATATGTAAATATACAACTTTTACACAATCCACAAAATAAATAATGAATTATTTTTGCAATTTTGTTGCAAATATTACGTTTTTTTTATATTCTATTGTAAACCAATGAGTTATAAAAAGGCGTATCTGCCAGACGTTGGGTTGTTTAATATGTTAAGTGAAGCGTATCTAAGGGCATCTATTGCATGATTAAGGAAGTCCACGGGCTCATTATCAAGGTTACCGTCTTTATTTTGCTTCCATTTGTACCCGTTTAGTTCTTTTTTTAAGTTATTTGACCTTTGCGTTACGTTTAATTTATAACGCTTTAAAGTATTAATTGATTGTCTTATGCTATCGGGCCCTTTTTTAGCACCCTCTATTTGCCACCCATATGCGCTTAATTCAGCGATTGACTTGGGTTCGGCACTATCTGCCACAATACGCCCATTAACGCCTAATTCACGCATTAAATCGCTAATACGGACATTAAGCAATCCTTTGTCATATATTAACTCGTCTATAATAAGTTCTCCAGATTGAGAATAAAGAGCAATTAATGCCGTTGGGTCATTACTAAACCCAAAGTCCAAACCATAACCAATAAGTTTAGCATCAGGGTCAATACCGCTAACTACGTTATAATCTCTAAAAATTACCCCTTCAAGTTTACCTGTTAAACCACGAGCATAAACTTTGTATAATTCAGGGTCATCTATTGCCTCAATCTTATCGTGTATCTTTTGGTCTAAAAATGTATTATGCCTATGGTCGCTAATTATAAGCGTAACGTTTGGTTTACCTATTAAATCTGTATGTACCCAAAATTCATTGTTTGGGTTATAATCTATATAACTCCGTTTTTTTGTACGGATATATAACTCATCCCATATTATCTTATCTACACCATTTGCCTCATTTAAAAACAAATAATCTCTTTTACCTTGTTTAGCATCTTGGGCATCGTCATAGCTTTTAAATTCAATTATTGAGCCATTTACAAAAGTAAATACCCTATCCGATTTGTTATATTCTAAAATGTAATTGTTAAGTCCTTCCGTATTATCAACTATGTTATGGGCATCTCTAATCGGTCCGACTTTTAAGTTGGGTATATCTTGCCCAGCAACAGTAATAATACACCTGTCATTTTCTATTGCGTGTAAGAATAAATTTTGAAGTATTGAATAAGTTTTACCGCTACTTGTACCGCCTTGATTAATTATAATGTCGGTATCAGCATTACGGTTACTTAAAAATACATCGGTTGTTTTAAACATCTGTTTCTCTATTTGCTAAAGGTACACCGCTTGTTATTACTTCAACTTGTATTTTACCTGTTAGTTCTGTTTTATTTGTAGTGTCTACTGTTTCCTTTGGCTTACCATATACACGAGTAAGCAAAGTTTCTAAACTATAAAGGCTACCTTTTTCTAAACTTTTACGCATAGCTGCTGCAATCGTTTTTTCAAGTATTGTTGCCTTCGGGTTATCCCATACTGTTTTAAGTTCCTCTAAGTCCATTGACATCATAGCCTGTATGGTATCGTTTATTTCAGCAAGTTTATATCCTTGCTCTTTGAGTAGGCTTACATACTTTCTTGGTCTGCCGTTCGGGTTTCTTATTTCACCCTTTTTAACAGGTATTAAATTATGTTCGTTTGCCATATCTTCTTATTTACTTCTTTGTTATTACAAATTTATATCATTTCCCAACTTGTTGTTAATCTATTAGAGCTATCTGATTTTCTTGTACTAATTGGATTACCTGTATTTATATTTTGAGGAGGCTTCCTTCCAAATTGTTTTAAAGCCCATAATTTAGATTTTTTTAAGGCAAACATTAAACTTGGAGCTGATGTTATAATTGTAAATCTCCATTTTTCACTTTTATATATTTTACCAATTTCATTTAAAAACATAACTCCTATTCCAAGTCCTTGATAATCAGGTAATATAACTAATCTATGAACAGTTTTAAAGTTTTTTACTTTTGGGTGAGGAAAATGAAATACTGATATAAAACCTGCTAATTGATTATTAACATAAGCCAAAAATACCTTTGCTGCATTATTATGACTATGGCTTAAATAATGATGCTTAGCAAACATTTTCCAGACTGACTTATCGTCTGTTTGGAATATCTCGAATTTAATTTCTGGTCTATTTTTTTTTTGCCCTTCGCAGTTACGAAAGGTCATAGTGTCTGTATCAAATACCCAATCTGGCAATAGCCAATCCTCAACATCATAATGGCAAGTAACTGCTATGAATTGTTTTGATGTTTTTCTAATTGCTTTTTGCATTGCAAATGAGCCAATTTGTGCTACGTTTCTATCTACTACGCTTGTAAATTCATCAAATACAAATAAATTATCTTCTGATAAAATAGCACGGGCAAGGTCTACCCTCATTTTTTCTCCATTTGATAGAACGGAATATGGCTTTAACCAAGAAGGTGGGGAACTAAAGCCAACAGAATTAAATGCTTTTGTTATATCTTCAACTGAGCATTCTTTAGGCATATCGTCTAAAATAGTTTCTGCATTATATTCAAAATTGGTTATATAAGAGTCAGGAAATAATTGTTTTGCTATTGTAGTTTTACCGCTACCGCTTTTGCCAACTATTAAACCTATTTGCCAATTATCTTTAATGTCTATGTTACCTTCAAAATGTTCTTTAATTTGATTGCTTTCCAAATCAAACTTACCCATTACGGAAGATACCCTAAAAGTTTTTTTAGGTTCGGCTGTTTTTACAATGTTAAAAGTCGGCATTCGTAGTTTTGTTCTATAAGTTTATTATATGTTTGCTCTTGTTCTGCTTCGTCTCTGCAAATAATTTCAATCTTAAATTCTGATTTTAATTTGTCAGATAAATCTTCCATTTCCTTTTCTTCTTCTATTTTAAAACCAGGTATGTCTAAACCCCAATCTATTAGTTGCTCACTATCCCAATTATTCGCTAAATCGTTCCAATCCCATTCGCCATAGCCTACGTTGTCTTTAACTATAAATTCCTTTTGCTGCTGCTCGGTTAGTTCACTTGCTTTGATAATAGGTATCTCTTTAAGTCCCGCTTCTTTACAAGCCTTTAATCTCATATTGCCACCAAGAACAACCATATCGTCATTAACTACGATAGGTCTAAGCTTAAGCATTTCAGGAAACTCGTTTATTGACTTTACAAGTTTTGCAAACTTATCGTCTTTGATTATTCTGGGATTGTTAGGGTTTGCTTTAACTGTGTTGATTGGTACGTTTTGTATCATAGTATGCCGTTAATTATATCGTTTGCTTCGTCTATTGCATCTTCTTGGTCAAGGTAAGTATCTACGTCTGCTATATGTTTGTTAATTAAAGTTTCTGCCATTGCATAGGTGTAGTGTCCTATCGTTGTCATATCGTCTCCGTTTTTACCCGTCTTACATACCGCAAGGAAGTAAGCCTTATGTGTCAAGAGTAGCCATATAGCGTTTAACTTTCTCATCTACCTTGACCTCTATAAGCTTTTTCTCTTGGCGTATGTTTATTAAAGGACTTCTTTGCAGAACCTCTTTTGCGTTTGCCAAAGCTAACTTTATTATTGTTCTCTTTAATCTTTGCCATAATTCTTTGCGTGTATGTCTTTTAGGAACTCTTTATATTGTTTTTTGTCTCCGTATTCTATGTGGCATTTCCTACACAAACCCATTAGGTTCTCAATCGTGTCTTTGTCTTTGCTGCCACCCATACCCCTCGCCTCAATATGATGCACGTCTACCGCTTGTGAGCCACACATTTCGCAAGGAATAAAGTCCGTTTTTTTATACCCCATTCCCTGCAAATATATTTGTGTGTGTTTCTGCATACTTTCCCCATTAAATTTTCCGTTGATTAATAATTAAAAAATTTAAGTATGCAAATTATTTATTGTCTATTTCTTTTAGTTTATTAATTGCCCATTCAATGCCACTCGTACCGCCCCAGGCGTCATACATTAACCCGCCACAACCTTCACTATAAGGTACATCTTTATGTTGTTGGTGTCTTTTAAAGGAAGCCATACGGGCAATCGTATCTCTACTAATCGGCTCACGATTTGCTAACTGCCTTGCTCTTGCTTTGCCAGTTGCTTCTCCACAAGAACCCCAACCATTTTTCTCTGCCCATTCTATTGCCCTCTTTGCGTTGTTAGTTGCACTTTCGGGGTAGTCGGTATAGCTTTCGGCAAACTTGCCACCTGCAAGAATAGCCTTCCAAACTTGCATTGCTTTCTCTTCGGTTTCATAAACGCAACCGCCTGAGCCTATTCTATATTTCCCGTTTGAGCATTTTATTACTGGCATAGTTTACTATAAATATACTTTCGGTCTAAATTTATCTCGTTAAAGTTATACTTGTTTTGGCAGAACTCAAATAACTTTTGTCCGCTTTCCTTACGCATATCCGCATCGCTTACTAAATCTCGTATATGTTTGTACCAATCCTTTTGGCTTTTAACGTAATGCACGGGCATATCTAAGTAAGGATTGACGTGGCTAACTATGGCAGGGTTCTTTTTAGAAGCCGTTTCTAATACCTTTAGATTTGACTTCATAGCGTTAAACTTGTTATCTACCAATGGGATAACTGAAATATCGCTATCAGTGTAAGCCCCCATATATTCAGTAACCTTTGCATAGTTATAAATTGTAGGGTTAAGCTTTAAACCGCAAGTAAAGGCATCAATCATTTTATCCCATATAGGTTTCTCCCCGTCATTGTAACCCGCAATAACAGTTCTTATATTCATACCTTGTAACCTTTTAAACGGCTGCCTAAGTATCTCTAAATCTCTTTCGTGCGTTCCGCTACCGCTCCAAAATAATCTAACCTTGTAATCTTCGGTCTTGTTATCCTGAAACTGCTCTTGCCCGTAAGGTAATGCGTTTGGTAAGATGTGAACGTTCTTATTGTATTGACTTATTTCTGCTGCTAATCTTTCGTGTGTGCAGGTGCAAAGGTCTGCAATCTCTAAGTAATCGGTAATTTGTTTGCCTATGTTATTATACTTGTATCGGTAATACAAAAGATGCGTTTCACTAAGTTCCCAATAATCGTCATTGTCTACTACTAACTTAAAGCCATACTTAGTGCGCCAAGTGTCCATTTGCTTTGCATCTATCTCGTTAAGCATTCTATTCATTAGCACAATATCCCAACCTTGCTCAAGTAGTTCGTCATTAAGTACATCGGTAATAAGTGCATACTCCTTTTCTAAGTGTACTATTGGCATCATTATTCGGTGCAGTCCTACTCCGCTATTCGCTGAAGTTATACAAAGTATTCGCATCTTATATTCTTTTGGTTGTGATAGATGTCTTGGTATTTTTCCCAAACGCTTTGCGCCCGTGCTAAGCTTTCGTCTTTCATTTGTCTATATTCCGTTCCGTTGCCAACATCGTGTCCTATATGTTCCGACCTCATATCTGGCAAGTAGTAATTAGTAAAGCCTGTAATAGTTGCACGTTCCCCATAATCTCTATCTTGCATTCCGTATGGGTCATACTCGGTATTGTAACCGCCAACCGCATCTATAAGTTCACGAGTAATAAAGTTATCGCCAAAAGGTGTGTGTGTTTTATGTACCCCGTCTACAATGGGTGGCAAATCTTCAACGCAATGTATTCCTATTATGCCGGTCTTTTCTATTCGTTGTGCAAACAATACAAACTTAGCTAACCAATTCTCAGGAAGTAATATATCATTGGCTAATAAACAAACCGCATCATAGTTAGTAGTAAGCCTAAGTCCTGCATTAACTCCTGCTGCTATGCCTCGCTTTTCTTTTGATAAGTCATAACCGGCAAAAGGATATTTAAAGGTTTCGTGCGTGTCGCTTCCGTTATCTATTAAAAAGCAATCGGCATTGTAACCGCTATTGAAAAAGTTTTGGTTAATTACACGATGAGTTAAATCGTGCCTGTTTTGTGTAAGTAATAAAATAGCTACTTTCATTATCTTATGTTTGAGCCGATTTCTCGTGCTGGTACTCCTGCGTATTTAGTGTTTGGTTTTGCATCTCCTTTTACAAAGGCACTTGCTCCTATCATACAATTTTCTCCTACGTTTGCAAACTGATGTAGAACTGCATTAAGTCCTATATTAGCACCATTGTCTACAATAGAATGCCCACCTATTTTTGCTCCGCAGCTTATAGTAACATTGTCTAAAATTGTGCAGTCGTGTCCAATGTGTGCGTGTTTCATAATGAAACAATTATTACCAATGAAGGTATCTATTTCCGTTCCTGCATCTATTGTTACAAGTCCTGTAATAACATTGTTATCTCCAATGTATACTTTGCCTTTTTCTTTTTGCCAAAACTTCTTATGCTCGGCAGGGTCGCCAATAATACAATAAGCACCAATGTAATTGCCGTCTCCGATAATTACGTTATCGCCAATGATAGCGGTAGGGTGGATAAAGTTAGCCATTCTTTTTTTTATTTTTAGGTTTAGGTTGCTCTTCGTACCAAGTGTATAATCGTTTAATCATATCGAATATACAATTACCGCACCATACTGTTAAGATAAAATCTGCACTCATATATTTGCGGTAAATATGCTCGTACATTTTTAAGATGTCTAAGTCGATATTACGCACATAACCATTTTGAACTGTATGCCAATTACCAACGTGGTCATCTAAAAATTTGCGGTGTTCTATTTCCATAAGTTCCACATTAGTTTTGAAAGTAAAGGTGCTGCAACTCCTGGTATAAATACAAACGCAATTATGTCGGTACATATTGCAGGTAGTAAATATAAAGCTAAACCTGTCCAAGCTGCTAAACAACTTGTGCAGCTAAAAGGCTTAAAATCTAATTTCCACTTCCTATGGAATTGGTGTACCTCTACAAAGAATATTGCAAAGCATATCGCTGCTATAATTATCATTTGCGTAATTGTTTTTTTAATTCACGTTTAGTTAGCTTAAGTTCCCTATGGATTGACATATACGGGATACCTGTAACCCTGCTAAGTTCTTTAGCGTTGCAGTTGTGCTTAATTGCATACACTCTTAAAAGTTCCGCTTTGTACCAGTGCATTTTAGATAACTCATCTTCTACTTTGTTAAGTAAATCTTCGTCTCTATCGTGTACAATTAATTCTACTTCTAAAGGTTTTCGGTATGTTCTGTAAAATTGGCTTGTGTTACTTTGCATCATATTAATCATAGTCCTAACCAAGTAAAACTTTAACACGTTGCGTGTGCGCATATCTATTAACCTATCTTCTTCCATTTCACATAGCACCTTAAATAGTTCGCTTCTTAAATCTTCTCGTAAATCTTCAGGCTGCATCTTGTCTATTGCTTCCTTAAGTTCTCGGCTTTCCCAAAGTTCTAATATGATGCTATTCTTGTTCATATTCTTTTAAGGTTAGTTTGCCGTTCTCTTCGGTTGCTATGTAACAAAAACAATTTGCCGTTTTTGCTAAGTTTAAGAATGCTATTTGATAGCTGCTAAGTTTATCTCCTATTGCTTTTGTTTCGCAGTAAACCGCTACACCGCTTTTAGTGTGAAAACCTACAACATCTGGAACACCCTTTAAACCTATAAAGGTGCGACCTCTAACTGCAAGGTTATTGTTACGCCATACAAAGCATCCGTTTTTATTTAGAGTTTGGATTGCTTGTTTGGTTAATTCGTTTGCGGTCATATTACAAAACTATATTAAGAAAATGAAACTTTACCATTTTTAATTTGCAAATCAAAAAATAAAGCTACGGCTACGGCTCGAGCCTGGTTCTTTAGCCATTGTTCAGTCCACTCGTCTCGGTACTGCTTTGCGCTTATGATATCCATTTTATTAGCTTTGTAGGTAATAATCTCCATTAATTTCTTTTTAGCAAGTGCGCCATCTTCTTTTGTCCATACCTTGATGCCTGTGCTATTAAGCTTTGTAAATACACTTAATGGATTAAACAATCTATCAAATGTTTTATTTTCCAAAATTTTGTATTCTTGATAACTGTAATCAATTATTTCTAAATCGCTTAAGTGAGGTATTGCTTCTACTCGTTCCTGTGGCATCATTTTTCTTACTTCGTTTGCTTTTTTCTTGTACCTGTCCATAACCTGACTAAAGTATGCAGGACTAAAGTTCTGGTAGTGATCTATAAAGTCATTGGCTACCATTTGCTTAAACGCTACTTTAACCTCGTTTATTGTAAAGCCACCATACTCGGTTCTTATCCAATCTTCTAAAATTGCTAACTTAACTTCGCCAGGATTGTTTATGCCTACAAGTTGCATTAAATAAACAAGGTTTTGTTTAAATATTGTAGTATTCAGATTGCGTACCCTCTCCCCCGAAAAGCTTTTCATAATCTCCTTCTCCATAGGAAGTAGAGTGGATATAGTTGTAGTTTCTAAGGTTGTCGAGTTCGTGTTTATTAAGTTTTGGCTTATTGTTTGTAGTTCCTTTTGCATATTGTTTAGTGTTAGTTATCCAATTATTTGCTGCTGCTGACCAACTTTTCATAGGGTTCTTGCCTACTTTCCACCCGTTACTTTCGTAGTAATTTACGAACTTTTCCGCTTCTATTTTAGCTAAATCTAAATTAATTTTATTAGCCATATATTCGTAAACTTGCTCAAAACTACATTTACTTTTATTATTAATTATATCTTTATTTGTATTTTCATTTACATTTTCCATATGAGCTATCATATGAGGTTGCATATGCGTTTCATATGATACATTTTCTTTAGGTTTGTTTTTAGGTTTCATATTGTTTCTCCTTGATTCTGTAAAGGTTTTACGCTTTTCTTTTTCATAATCAAGCCTTACATTGTACCATAAACCTTCGTCATCTTGTATAAATTTGGATTTCACTTGTTCCCACAAGTGTCCTATCGTATGTTGTATCATATGAGTATTCATATGACCACGATTGAATTGAAGCATAAGTAAGTCCATATATGCTCCTTTTTCTTCAAATGTCATTCCCATTGTGCCACTAACATAGTCGCCTGGGTAAAATAAAAATGCTGGGTCTTTTGCCATAAAAAAAATAAACCCCGATAGCTGCGAACTACCAGGGTTATTATATTTAACCACTAAACACATAGGCGGTTCGCAGTTCGTCTATGTGTCTTATTATACTGCAAATATACACTAAATTTCTTTAAGTTCTAATTTTAAACAAAGTTTTTTTAGTTTTGTCTTAAACCAGTCCTCAGTTTCTATTAGGTTATTCGCTTGTTTTATGTTATGGATAGCCGTTGTATGGTCGCTTGTTCCTGTGTATTGGCTTATCTCCTTAAGGCTTAACTTAGTGTACCTCCTGAGTAAGTAAGCAGCAGCCTTGCGACCGAACGTAGTTTTTAAACTCCTATCCTTAATTAATACATCGCACTCAAACTCTTCGTCTACCAATTTGACAATAGTTCTCGCACCAATGTCTAACCCTAAAGGCTCATTATCTTCTATGCCTAACAACCCTAACTGCTGCATCATTTCGTGAAGTTGCAAATGGGTGTTACGTTGTGCGAAGTATAACTCCTTTAATTGTCTTATTGATATATCCTTCTTTCTGTTTAGCATAATTAAAACGGCAATCCTTCCGTATCTTCTTTTGGTTTGAAATCATTTACATAAATCTTGTAATCTGGTTGCTTATCTTCTGTCTTGTAAGCATTAACCCACATTGAATATTTAACATCATTGATTGTAAAATTAATTACTTCTCCTTTAGCGGTCTGCTTTTTCCAACCGCCAGTACTCCATTTTTTTTGTTCCATTTTTATTTGTTTTTAATTGAATATTGAGCTACTAATTTACTTTGTTTTTTCGTACCAACGTTAATTAATTCCGTTCGTACTTTGTAGCCTTTGCGTTTTAATTCAAATACTACGGCTGCTAATCTTAGGCTATTGTACTTCGTTAAAGCCTGGATTGGTGTCAATGTTTTGCCCGAAAGCAAGTGGTTCAAGATTTGTTGTTGTTGTGTCATTGTTATTGATTGGGTTAAAAAATACAGGTTTGTCTAATTTGTTTTCATACTTTTTAATAAAGGCTAATAAGTCCTCGTATGCCTCTTCGTTATACCAAGCATAATGGTAAACTTCTGCAAGTAATATCTGCCTTTCAAATGGTAGCAATTCTTTCATTAGTTTTCTTTTTCGTTAATGTCTTCTTCTATTAAATTATCTAATACTTTTTCTGCAAGTAATATGCATATTTCTTTTTCTTTTGTAAGTAAGTTATGTGCTTTTAATACAACTTGGTCTGCTGAAATCATTTGACCTTTATATTGATTAGCCCAATCTTTTAATTCTTGCATTGCGGTTTTCATATTAGCTTTTTTTAATTGTTTCTTTAATCTTGTTAAATTCGTCTAAACTCTTGATAGCATTGATTTTCAAAGCAGCCTTTACCTTTTGGTCTTGGGTAAACTTTGTCTTGTCTAACTGCTCAATCAAGAATGCCTTTTGCCCTTCGCTTACCTCGTCTTTATGCTCATTAGTAGCATCTGCATCTTTGGTATCGTCAATAGCAAAGAGTCCGTTAAGAGCATATTTACGAGCGTAGCTACTTGCTGCTCCCGTAATTTGCGAAGCATCCATTCCTTTTTTGTTTTCTTCTTCACGAGCAAGACCCGTGCAAGTAATGTTATCTTCTCCGTTACTTAAACAAGCGGTAGCCTTTACATAAACTCTACCGCCTACTTCTATTACCTCATCGCTTAACATTAAAGCGTAGCCGTATTTATGGCAGATAGGTTTTGCAGCTTCGATTATATCTTCTGCACTTCGGTACTTGTATTTAGCAAAAGCATTGAATTGGTTTTTAGGTGCTTTTAATTCCTGTTGAATTTTAATTAGGCTCATTGTTATTTGTTTTGTATGTCTATGTTATAGTGTTCTAAAATTTCAATAATAGGTTCTTGTCTTTTCTTTAGGCTTACAAAGTACTCGTAAGCTTGTGAGTATTCCAAGTACATACTTGCGCTATCATATTTGTTATCTACTAAAGTATAGTAGAAAATCGTGCCGTCTGGCTTAGTTTCTTTTACAAATTCAATCTTCATATAATTCGTTTTTTAAAAGTTCAAGTTCTGCATTGTGTTCTACCCAACGAGTAAACGTGTAATCGTCATCTTCGTAATCGTAGTTTTTAGGCAATAGGGCAGGGTCATAGGGGTTTGTAGTACTCCTATCCCCGTCGATTAATATGTTCCCGTATCGCTGATATTGGAACATTTGGTAGGTGGTTAAATGTGTCATTTTGTGTTTTGTTTACACAAATATACAACAATGCACAATACAAAGTGCAAAACTATTAAAATATTTTAAAATTATTTTTGCAACAATGTTGCATTTGTACATAGAAACGTACAAAATAACGTACAAAGTAAGGGTAAAAGTTGCCAAAGTCGGTAACAAAATGAAGCCAAAAGTAGTAGTATTACTACCTTTTTTTAATTAATCTAAGAAGATTTTAAGGGTTTTACCCCCGTCTTGAAAGGATAGTTCTATTGATTTGAAGTCGCCAAGTTCTTGGTATAAAGTTAATATCCTACCTATTGGGCGGTCATTTGTTGCGTGGTTAATTACTTCTAATCTTGTGATGTCTGGTTTGGTTTCGTTTTCCATTTTATTAACATTAAACTTTATAAATTGTATACGGATAGTATTCTACGCAGTAAATCTTAACTACATCTATATTAGTTATTTCTTTATCATATTGTTTTATTGTATATGAATAAGAATAATAACCTTCATAATCATCAGGGTATTTTGTATCATATGGGGTAAATCCTAAGCATTCAGCTTGTCCTTTATCTACACCATAATACTCATCTAAGCCTTCTTTAATTGCATCAAAAGATGAAGCAGATAATATAGGCTTATACTCATTTATAGCTATGTATGTTACTTTTACTCTTGTTGTCATAGGTTTTCCTATTTTATAAAATGTTGCACTTTAAAGCAACTTTTGAAAGTAAAGTTTGTCATAACCCCCGTAAGAATACTCAGGGAGGTAAAGCTTGAACCGGCAATCTATAAGGTTATTAGCTGAAGGGAAGTTATCTAAGGTTGTGTAAGTAATAGCTATATGGCAAAAAGTAGATGCTGCCTTTAACCTGGTCTTAATCATTCGTCTTTGTATGCCTTGTCCTCTATGTGATTTCTTAACCCACGCACGATTAAATATGCAAATGCCTTTGCTATAAATAGAACCGCAGTAAGCTACTATCTCGCCTTGGTCAAGCAGAACCCACCATTCCCTATTGAACTGGAACTCGTCAGCGCAACCCTTAAAGTTTGGGTTCGTGTAATCTAATTCCCTAAGTTGCTCGTAGGTATCTCGGTCTAATATGTTGCCGAAGCTAAATATCTTCTTGAGGCGCATTATGTATCTGTTCAAGTTTGGTTAAATAAAGTATTGCATCTTGCAGCTCTTCCTTTAGGTGCGTTATCCATTGCCCCGTGCTTAAATCATTTCTATCCATTGTAGTTCCGTACTTTGATTTCCCTACAAGTTCACGCCTACGCATATCTTCTATTACTGCTGCTAATATTTTACTGTCCATTATTTGTCGGTTTTGCTATGTATCTTAAAACAAGTTTTGCACTTGTATTGTATTTTCTTTACACCAGTTGCGGTTGTTCTACGAAGTGAAATAATTAAGTCATCGCTTCCGCACTCAGGACAAGAGCCTCGGTCTTGTCCAAAGATAACTCCGTAATGTGTTTTAGGTTCGATGTGGTTTTTAAGGGCGTTAAATACCTGCTCTAATAACACAACATCTTTTTGGCAGTACTTAATCATTTTAGCCATAGCCACTTTGTCCTTATGCAGAACAATATCCTTCCATAAACTATATTCGGTCTTTATCTTAGTGCCAATCCCTAAGTAGTCAGCTATGTAATTAAGCTTGTTGCTATTAAATCTAAACTTACTTCTCGCTATTTTAAGCGTGTCAATAGTTGTATAAGAAGGAAACATATCTATCCCGTGAAACAAGCAGCGTGTTCTTATCCACGCAAGGTCAAATTTATCTCCATTATGCCCTACTAACTCCGAAGCCGTGTTTGCTACTTCTACAAACTTTTGCAACATCTTTTTGTCGCATTGCTTACTATCCCATTCCAAATGGTAAACTTCTTTCTCATCTTCCCATTTGTAGCAGATACAAATTACTGCCCGTTCTTTAATAATGTTTTCAGGACCAATATTAAGTTTGTAACCAGAACTCCAAAAGAAGCCTATGTTTGCAGAAACTTCAATATCAAAAAATAGTCGTTTGCGTTTTGATTTTAGCATTTTTTATTTTTGGCTGAATTTATCTATTGTAGTAGTACCCATTGCAGCTATGCAAATAACCATTACGGCATCTACAAGTTTATCCGAAGGGGCAATCTCTTGATGCGTGAAGCTATTAGCTAATAAGGT